TCTACTGCTTTAACTGGTTCGATAGCAATATCAATCCACAACTCGTTACGATCAATACGTGCTGGAGTATTGTTTGAACGGTCGCAAACTACCGCATAGTCATACAGTCCACGCTTGGCAACCAAATCATTCATTAGCTGTTCAACTACGTTTTTGGCCTCATTGCGAGTAATTTCGTCGTTTGGCTCAAACAAGAATGGCTTAGTAATGATTTCAAGCTGATAACGAATGTATGCTACTAAACGAGCAACGTTAATGCGATCTAATGCACTACCTGGCTTGGTTGTTTTATTACCGTAGTTCATAATGCCAGCGCCCGCCTGGAATGTAATTGGGTTAACATTATTGGTATATAAAACGTCGCGAATACCTTGACGAATACCGGTTTGCTTAAACTCTCCGGTGCGTGCATCAACATAACCAATCGCTGTTACGTTATCAACAACACCACGACGTGTACCAGCTGGTGCAAACCATGGATAACTCTGCTCGTCGCTATGGATAATTGTGCGTAGCAACATGTGGCTTGGTGGTACAACAATTGGTGAGCCGGTTAAATCAGTAGTCTGACCGGATGGATAGAATACGCCCAAATACTCATCAGATGTTACTAATCCATCACCAGTTGGTAAACCTAGACCATTGTTATTTGTTGCCCAATCTACTAATTCATTACCAACGTTTGGTAAACGAACTGGTGTGTCACCAACAACAAACGCAGTATTATTTCGTTCGTTATTTAGGGCTACCATGTTTGGAATTAATTCTGGATAACCAGGTGCAGCAATTAAATTAAATGTACGCAATTCTTCACGAATGTCTTCGTTTGTGTCGATTGCTGCTTTCATTGCTGCAACTACTAATGCACGTTGAGCTTGACGACCCATGTTAGGCGAGCCATCATTTTTTAGTCCAGAAACGGTTACCCATGCATTTTTTTCAATTGGTAAAACACCGCTTGAGAAGTCACTGGCATTAAAGTAATCAACGCGGAATTCTTTAACATTATAACCGGAACGTCGCATGTTGAATAATAGTGTTCCGGGTGGGTATAATGCAGGATTTGGTGCATCTAAATCAACATAATCAGTCGATAGTAGGTCAACAATGCTTGGTAACTCATCTGTGATTGGATCTGTTGTTTCGTTACCTGCCCAGCGTGCATCGGCAAATAGAACGCCATTGATGCTGGTCTGATCACTGTTGTCTAACTTAACCCATTGATCAACACCATTTAAGTTTTCCCAACGTGAAATTACCGGGTAATTTTCTAAGTCACTGGTATCAATCCAAAGGTCACCATATTCTAGACTTGTATCGTCTGTTTGGAACTCTGGAGCAACTGCCGAGATAATTGGTCCGGTTGGGTTAGTAATTGATAGGTTAAACCCTCGTACATCGTTTGTGACGTTTTGATAGCCGCGCCATGCGCCACTATCTTGAATCATAATGTCAACGTCGTCGATGGCTGAGTAGTACCAGCGGGTTCCATCAATTGGGTCTTGACCTGGCTCAACTACGTCTGCACTATATTCTAACACGTTCCAGTTGGATAGTACAATCTGTCCGGCATTATTTTCGCGAACGTTTTCTAAAGCGTCTGTAAATCCTGCTCCCGAAACAGCACCACCAGCGCCAACATACGTTTCATCAAGTACAATAACACCACCGCGGTTGTGTGTTAAACGAACTCGACCGTTTGATGTAACCTCTGCTGTAGTATATGGAATACCAGCCGCTAACCACGCGGTTACAAATGCTTGTGCGTCGGTTCCATTAATTGTTACTTCGGTCGGGGAGGTTAAGTTTACATCGTTTGGTAGGCTTACAGAAACTTCAAACTTTTCACCGAGCGTGAATACTGGATTCTGTACAGAACCAGTTACCACTGTATCTCCAGGAACGCGGGAAAATATCTTTACGGTTCCTGTGTCGTTGTTGTTAACATCGTATTGTGCATATGTTGCACCGGCTGGCAACAATTCACCACCGGTTGGATCTAACCATTTGTTTGCAGTTTCGTCGTTTGGATATGCTGGGCACTCTTGCTCAACAAATGTGCCAGTAACTGCATCATAACGCTTAACTACCAATCTTAGCCCTTCATTAACTGGGGTTGTTTTGACCCAGATAGAGCCACTTGGTCGCGGAGTGATATCAGTCGCTCTCCAACGTGGAATATTAGTGTGTGCTTCATGCGCAACAAGTGGGCCAGCATATGTACCTTCTGTAATACCGAGATCGCCTGCTAGGTCGCCACCATATCCGCCATTTGCAATGGTTATGTTAACATCAATTGACGAGTCTTCAGAACTATTGCCTGATTCAACATAAAGGTGCAATTTATTGTCAATTGCAGCGGCCGTTACTCCTGTAATGCCTGCGTTATTAACGTCAGTAACAAACTGGGCTAACGTTGTTCCGCTCGCTGTTACAGTCGTTCCATTAATAACTAACTCTGTTCCTGCTGTAATATTTGGGTTGGATTCAGTACCAATTACGGTAGGGATACTTGCTTTCCAGTCGTCTGAACCAACTAAGACCCACTCATTATTGTTGTTTTTAAAGTAAACTGGGTTGTTGGCGTTTGTTGCAACCATTGCATAGTCACCAATTGTTCCGATTGTCGCTGCTGGGATGCCCGCAACTAAATCAGCGGTATTAGTGATCATAATTGGCTGAATGTTTGTAAATGTGTTTGTAGTGGAACTCCAAACAAACACGCCACGCTCTGATTCGCTTAGGTCTAACCAATATGCACCATTATTAGGAGCACCAGTTGGGCGTACTAACGAGGCTGCGAGTTCAGCCAAGTCAACGTCGACGCGATGAATGTATGCCCGGTTTGTTGCACCCAATACCGAATATGCAGCCATTAGGCCGTATTCGTTTAACTCGTAACCATTGATGGAATTACCACCGGAAGTCTTGTAGAAAAATGGGTTACCAAATGTGTTAACCAACTCACGTTGGCTTGTAATTAAGTAGACATCGTCTGTTGCTGATGCAACAGTACCTGGTGCTACTCCTGTGCCAGCCGCATTAATTTTATTTTCGGCTGTTGCAACTAAAATATAAGGGACTGTATTAATTGCCGCCGAAGCATATTGACTCTCATCAATGATTGTAACCTCGACGCCTGGACTTACCAATGCCATTAGAATTCTCCTATAGTGAATAACTTTGTTACATCTATTTATTTGAAAAATCAAATTCTAACGGTTATAAGAGACCTTTATAAACCTTTACCGTTTACTCACCACTAAAAATAAACAATTTTGCCACTAGAAATCCCCAATAAATAATCTTGTAATGACTGAAAAGGTTTTAAAGGTTGTGCCAACAGAAAAAAGACCGACATGTTCGGTGGAAGGTTGTAATAGAGCGGCTGCAATCAACTACAAAAAAGATGGACGTACATACTATCGAAAGAAATGTACGCATTGTCTTCGCGAAGAGAAGAAACCAAAAAAAGCAGATTGGGAAATTGCTGGATATATTAAAAAGTCAAAATGCGAGAAGTGTGGATTTAAAGCAAAGTATAGTGACCAAATCGAAGTAATCAAAGTAAAAGGCACACTGCATAATTACAAATCGGTGTGCCTTAACTGTGAAGTTGAATTAGAAAAGTCGGGTGGGTGGAAACAGGGTGATCTTACTCCTGACCTTTAAACGAAGTAATTCCCATTGACTTTAAACACTTTTGCAAAAAGTCAATTTGATTAACGCAGTCTTCTAGCGCATTGTGAGAATTTAGTTGACTCATCCGCAGCGATGAATTCATTTTGTAAATTGTTCGAGCATCCATCACCTGGAAATATTTCCATGGCATATTTAATCCATTGCTCTTAAATGCATTTTCTAAAATAACCATATCGAACGTTACACCGTTAGCCCAAATACGCTCTGCTTTCCAAAGCATCGGTGTTAATTGCTCCAGTGCGTCTTTTAGAGCAATGCGGTTGGTTTCTCCAAACGCTTCTTCACGGGCGGCTTCATTTTGATCGGCCCACCACTTCACTGTGCCATCGTCTATAGCCCTTCCTTCTTGGGACTCGAGACTAATTCGAGCATAAAAAGTGTCGTCGGTATACCGGTCCGAAAACGGATCAAATCCTTGTGCCCCAATTGTTAAAATTGTTGCATCTGGTGAAACGGCTAGCGTTTCAATATCAACCATTACATCGCCTGACATTAAATTTTTCCTCGCTGTTTTATTTCATGCATTATCATTCCGCCAGGTATTCCCAATCGTTTAGCTGCTTCAATTTGGGACTGAACTTTGCAACATTTAAGCAAAGATTCAGAATCCTGATTTAAGATCCCGATTGAAGATGAGACCTTGAGTGCGGTTTTGGCAGGGCAGGTTTTTTCTTTGTTTTTTATACAATGCATAGATGCATTGTAGCAGAACTATGAGTTCAGGACAATAGTAATTTATCCAATAACCCAGGTAAGAGGGTCGGAACCATCAATGTAGTTCTTCAAATCTTCAATCAGACTATCCATTGACTCTTTTGCTTCGGCCTTCATTGCTGCACCATTTAGTGTTGTACCGCCTCCTGGTCCAGCAATTGTAGCAAACTTCTCGCGGGCTTCACCAATCATCATTTTGGATGCTGCTAACGTATAGTCCTTTATCCATTGTGATACCTGTAATTCCGTTAGTAGTTGTACTTCGGGTTTCAAATTGTACGTCCAAAGCAGTACAACTTCGCCGCTGCCTTTTGGGTTTCTAACCAGGGTGAGTTTTTTGGTCGATGGATTGAACGTAAAGTTCATATACCCACCAAACATGCGAGCGGCTAACTCAACATACTGGCTATATAATTCATATGTTGCTAAGCCACCGCTGTAATTAAAATTCAACAAATAAACGTTCAGGGTAGCTGACGAAAATGGGTCAAACGATGTTGATGATGGGCCACTTGCAGACATCATTGTTCGCCTAAACACCTGGCGAACTTCTGTCACTTCGCGGGGGAGTATATATTCATTCTGGTCGTCTTGTAACTCTAACCAAACATACGATTCTTCCGTTGAGTTCATTGCCCGTTGCCTATAGGTGCCGATTGCTTTTGAATATGCAATCTCCAAATGCTTCGGGTCTAACTCAATATCGATCATGCCATCACCTAACATGGTTCTGACATAATCAAATACTTCCTCTTTAAGCGATTTTAAACTTGGTGTTGACATGCAAGTATTTATGCATCAACCAACGCGCAGGATGATCAGATCGTCTGCAAAGCGACCCGAGAGTTTCGTCTCAACTGCCTTGATGTCTGCAAAGACCTTTCGGCTGTTGGGTTTGCTAGCAGCCTGCAATGCTTTGATCTGCTCTTGCGGTTTGCGTAGAGTTTTGGCTACGCTCTTGTTCGGATCAAATCCAACGATGGTGTTATTTTTCACCACCAACTCGCCACCAGCATGATCATCTGCAACATAGTATTGCAGTTTCCGCTTCTTGGTACTGAATACGAACAGCTCTTTCGAGCCTACAATCTGCGCAGGCTTAATTGACGTTAGCCCAAGCTCAGGAAACTCTTTCAGATACTTGAGCTTCGCAACCTGCTGTTCGGGCGTTTTCTGCTTACGCTTGCGTGGAGTCTTGTTCGCTTTCTTAAAGGTGACGTAGGAGTTCAAATCTGCAATTATGGTATCGCAGAATTTGATTAGATTCTTGAGTTGCGGTTTAGTAAATCGACTGTATGCTTCGGTTAAATCAGCATCGGTCCCTTCTAGTGCTTCGGACAGTTCATCGCGAGTGCGAGTCCAGTATGCAACCAGATCACCAGTATGCTGCGGAAGGATATTTGCTGCTTTCAGCACGCCGATTGGCTGGAAGTCATGTTTCGCCTTTGCACCAGCAGCAATAAACTCATCAAACATGCCATCAAGCTCGCCCCCAGCTTCTGCTGCTTTTTCACGCATGCGATCTTGAATGCTTGGCTTAGCGACTTTCGCCACCGTCTCGTCCACAGTAGACTCTTCCGTAATACGCAACCCTACCTCAACTACGCTTGAGATTGAGCTGTCAATTCTTTTTTGTTCTTCTTCGCTAATTGGCCAGCCTCGGAAGCTCATGCGGCAGAGCCACGCAACGCCATTGGGGATAGACCCGTCGGGGGCTTTTTTGACCATTTTAATCGATTCGTGACGACCCTGGGCTTTCAAATAATCTAGCACCATTTGCGTTGCGTCTTTTGCACCGAAATGATAATTGTACCAGTTCAGCGCATTCATGAGCTGCATTTTGCGACTATCTTCGTCAAAGGTTTCGGCATTCCACTCGGGTTCATAGCCCGTAAATTTGGCATGCTCGGCGGCGACACGCAGAGCTTTTACTGCGCCGACGGATTCTGCACCGACAGACTTTGTGCGTGAAAGCGCCTTACGCTTTGGCGCCGCTTTCTTTTTTACTGTAACTCGTTTTACCATTCTTCTGATACTCTGTTTCTAAAATCAAAAATAGTCAGACCGCGCTTTTTGGCTTCGTCGTACATATTATTCGTACCTCTGCCGCCCGGAAACAGTATTACCGCGTCGGCATAATCGGCCATTTTACGATTGCGGATATGACCGGCACCGCGCGGAGAGACGCTCCAGTCGGCCTTGAATGGCTCAACATGGATACCTCTTTCTTCCGCCCACGCTTTACCAGCCAAATCGGCTCCTTTGGCCATTCCGCAAACCACTTCCGTTATTCCATATTCTCGGTGGAGAAGCTCCAGAATTAGACGGTCCATTTGAGTAAAAACATACTTGCGGCCGCCGGCAATGATTAGCTTCAAATCAGTCTCCTGGTAACCTGACTACAGTATATAGCCAGGTTACCAAAAAGTCAACCGTTATCTTAACCTACAAGATTAGGGAGTTCCGACAACGGAATACGATACACGAGATTCCGTCTCGGCGTCATGACCTTCTCGATTTTTCGATCCTTACAGAACTCGTCGAGTTCAGCAACCTCTTTGGAGATCATATCACCCCTCTGAGGCCTATAAACAGTAATCGCAATGAACTTCTTACGATACTCGGGGAAGATTTTCGATCGAAAATAAGCAGACCGGACCTGAGCCGTTACGGACTCACCAAATCTCTTATATTCGTCGGTATAAAGGACTTCTGCTTCAGCGGACTTTTCCGCAGCATCCCTCTTACAAATATAAGCAGGAAGAGGGGATCGCTCTTCGTCGTCAGTTCGATATCGGGGCACCTAGTGTCTCCTTTTGTCTAACTGTGAAGCTATTATATAGCAGCATACCCGAAATGTCAACCGTTTTTAGTAATTAAAAGCACTAATTTTCTTCAACAAATTCAACGACTTATAACCTATTGATTTACGGATAAATACTGCAAATAGGAATTTTAGCAATGCCCAGACTCAGTTTATGGCGCCCAAATAAAACTAATGACTATCGTTTTTTGGATCGAATTATACACGAGCAATATACAGTTGGCGGACTTGACATTTATGTCCATAAGTATTTAGGTGTAAAGCCGCTTGCTGATGGTTCAGGTGATATCACTCTGCCTACGTATTCAGAAACAAACCCGCTATTCATTGAGGACCTGTTACTGCTCGAAAACCGAAACCGGGACTACGATGATGACATCTACACCCTGCGCGGTGTTTATAACGTACAAGAGATAGACTTTGACCTGAGTCAGTTTGGATTATTTCTGCAGAACGATACCTTATTCATCACGTTCCACTATAACGACATGATTGATCACATTGGTCGCAAGCTAATGAATGGCGACGTGCTCGAAATTCCTAACTTAAAAGATTATCATCCGCTTGATAGCAGTATTCCAAAAGCGTTGCCAAAATTCTATGTCATAAATGATGCTTCGTTTGCTGCAGAAGGATTTTCACAAACATGGCTACCTCATTTATGGCGGGTTAAAGCGGTGCCGCTAGTTGGGTCACAAGAATACAAAGACATCCTCGACCAGTTTATTGATGATCAAGGTGGGATCGACGGTGACGATGGCAATGGAAACGGTTCGGGTACGTTAGCTGATTATATGAGCACTTGCTCTAAGAATCTTGAAATAAACGATGCTATCGTAGCACAGGCCGAACAAGAAGTTCCACTCAGCGGCTACGATGTAAGCAAATTTTATATTGTTGGATATAACGAAAATGGTGAACCGTTGCCGGGCAGCGTACTAACTGCTGATTCTGCATTTGTTACTGCTGATTCAGACCAACACGACGCTTCTATTGCGTATATTTCACCTCCATCAAATGGTTACGCAGTTGGTTACTTAACTGGAGATGGTATTCCACCTAATAACGCTAATGTTACCGCGGGCATTGCTTTTCCGGTTAGTCCAGTGGAAGGAGATTATGCGTTAAGGTTAGATTATATGCCAAACCGACTTTTTAGATTTAATGGTAATATTTGGGTTCACATTGAAGACAATGTTCGCACAGAACTAACACCTGGTCCAGATAATAAAACCCAACGTTCTAAGTTTGTAAATAACACTGACACTCTAGAAACAACAGATCGCGGCAATATTCCGTCGCGCCAGAGTTTAAGTGAGTTATTGCGCCCAACGGAAGATAACTAATGCGTATTAGTGAACTGTTTGAAGATAGACAATGGGAAAAGGATGAAGACCATAATATGGTTAATCCGTTGCCTGTTATTCAAGACGACCATGCATTTGAACTCATGGATGCAATTGATGAAGCATTGATAAAACGTTATCCTAATTATGAGAAATTAACTGGGCCAGCATATGGAAAAGCCATTCAAGTAATGCGTGCCAAATATGGCGAAGTACAAGACGTTCCTATTAATAAGATTGTATCTTTAGAGAAATATTTAAACGGTGATCACGTTAAAGCATTACAACAAGGGCCAGTAAAGACGTCGAGCGAAATGCCGCTTTTCTACAAAGAAAATAATACATACTATGCAGGCGATGGGAATCATCGTATTGTAGCAAATTATTTAATTGGGCGGGAGTCAGTAAAAGGCCTTGTATTAGATTCGGACAAAATTTTAAAATGAAATCCACAGACTTTATTAAAGAAACAACAAACGACAAGCACTGGAGCAACTTACTTCGTGAACGCGAAGTTATGCCGTCGGTTAAAACCTATACTCCTCGTGAATTAGCCGAGATACATAATGTACCAGTCGAACAAATTGTAGACGAATGGCGCAAAGGGATTAGTGTAGAAATGGAGCATGCAAAAAGTTTTCGTATTGCGAAAGAAATTGCATTAGATCATTTACTTGAACTACCAGATTATTATACTCGCCTTGAAAAAATGGAAAAAGGAAAATAACAGTGCAGCAATTTTTTTACGATTCCCAGATACGACGGTTTATTATTCAATTTGGCCGGGCCATCTCTGGATTTCAGGTTGAGATTGGGAGGGATGATACTGGACAGCCGGTATATGCAACAATCCCGACTCGTTATGGTGATGCAAGCAAACAGGCAGCAACAATCATCCAGGAGAACTCTGCTAATAGTTTGCCATGCGCTCCAATGATGACATATTATATTAACTCATTGACATATCGTCGGGCTGACGTACAGGAACCATACTTTGTTGATCGCAAATATATACGACAACGTACATGGAACGATACCACTCAAAGTTACGAAAACACGCAAGGCAATGCATTTACAGTCGAACGGCATATGCCAGCACCGTGGATGTTAGGTATTACATTAGATATATGGACTACTAATACAAATCAAAAATGGCAAATCTTTGAGCAGTTGTCTCCGTTGTTTAACCCAAGTCTAGAGTTACAGTCAACAGACAACTACTTAGACTGGACTTCACTTAGTGCAATTGAACTAAAAGATTATAACTATTCGTCGCGAACGGTTGGGCAAGGTGATGGTACAGAAATAGACATTATGTCTTATCGATTTGAGTTGCCGATTTGGATCACTATGCCTGCTCGTGTTTCCAAAGAAGGCGTTATACATAAAATTATTGCAAGCATATATGATGAAAATGGTGCATATGTTGATGCCATAATGGATGACGATATCCTATTAGGCACTCGTGTTAAAATCACACCACACGGATATCAATTGTTACTATTAGGAAATCAATTGCAGGTATTACGACAATCTAATCCGTCTACAGTATATAATCAAAGTCTAGAACCAATTGACTTACAAGATAGCAACATTAGTTGGCATGCAGTTATAGACGAATATGGCACCTTACGTAACGGTATTTCATATATACGGCTCGAACAAGAAAACGGAAATGAAGTAATAGGTACAGTTTCGTACCATCCGACTGATTCAAACATATTAATTTTTAACGTTAACGTAGACACAATTCCATCAAACACATTACCTCCAGTAGACGCGGTGATTAACCCACAACGATCAGGTCCTGGTGCTGGATTACAACCAGCCGCGGTCGGCCAGAGATACTTGCTCACCGATAATATAGGCGACGACACCGATTCGGAATTAGCGACTGCATGGTCTGGTATAAGCAATACTGAACTCGTCGCAAACACTAACGATATTATTGAGTACAATGGTACAGAATGGTTCGTGGCTTTTGATTCTGACGGTGCTGAGCAGCATGAATACGTTACTAATATAACTTCAGGATTGCAATACAAATGGAATGGGACCGAATGGGTTCGCAGTTATGAAGGGATATATACAGGTGGACAATGGGGCATAGTATTATAAAAGCCCAAAGTGTTAATGCAGTAGGTATATGGTTTCATTCGTTGAACACTAAGCGAAATCTGTTCTTAATGCGTAATGACAAGAAGTACAAGGGACATTGGGGATTGCCTGGTGGCAAAATCGAACAGAACGAGACGTTGTATGACGCTATCGAACGAGAGTGTACCGAAGAACTCGGCGTTATGCCTAAGTACCTAAAACTAATACCAGTTGAAAAATTTACTGCCAATGGGAACAAGTTTACATATCATACATTTTTTTGTGTACTATTAGATGAATTCATCCCAGAGTTGAATCACGAACATGTTGGATATGCTTGGATAAACAACGGTATTATACCTAAACCATTACATCCGGGATTTTGGTCTACTATTAATGTTGACGAAGTAATGCAACGAATTGAGACTGCAATCGATTATTATACATCGCAATGCGAAATATAAGTTTCAACTGACATATCTTTAACATTTATTCTTTTCCGCCATTCTTTTGGCGTATTAGAATTTGTTACATGATAAAATGTTACTCCAGGATATGTATCAAATACAGTTCCAACCGAGTCAATCATTTTTTGTTGCCTAACACCTTTACTATCTACTTCTTCATACCCTAACAAGAAAACTTCTTTATGTTCATCAAAGCATGCTAACCAGGCTGCTTGAGCATAGGCGGTGGCTGCAAAATTATATGGGAATAAGAAAAACTCACCTGGAAACTTTAAACAATTTGCAGCAGATGTATATACGATTACATCATTTGCATAATTTATTTCGGACATCTTTTTTAAATTCTCGGAGGTTTGGCAAACTAAGAAATTAGGTCGCATAATTTCCCAGACATCTTCGACACCATACGTTTGCATCTTTTTATGTGCTAACAAGTCACCGCGATTTTCTGCCACTCTGCGGTAAAAAGTATCTTTGAATGCAGGTATTCGAGCAATACATGTTGCTCGCCCAGATGATTGAATAACTTTAATTGGGTTTTCAATCCACTCTCTTTGTTGATCTTTTTTACCGCCGGCCCATACGGTTTTAGTTATAACAAACTCGCCGGGGTAATCGCGCCTATATTTTTGTTGCATTTTTTTACCTTGCCAAGAGACCTTTTTACGATTTAGCAATGCCGTATAGGCTTGCAGAACCAGCGTCTATTGTGGCGCCGCCGTGCCAATATATTCGCAGCGTATCGAAATATGAAGTTGTTGTAGTGCCACGAGCTCCTGTCGGCACATAGAGGCCGGTTGCCCCAATGTGACCGAAACCGTTGTCGTAATCGATCACGCCGATAGTCGCCCCTTGCTTCATAACGTGAAAGTAAAGGTGTGCCGTAACTCCATCAGCTTGTCCGCACGCTGCGCCCCCTGTCGGCTGCATGGACGCTACCAGCGTGTTCGCCGCTGTGACGTACCCTACGAGCAAGTGGTTATTGCTCACGGTCAACGGGCTGACACCCTCGATCACGAGGAGCAGCTTCACGTACTTGTCAGCGTCCCAGGACAACTCTACGTTGGCGACATTGGTGGAATACGTCCACGAGTCAATTAATTCGTATCCGCTTGTTCCACCACCTGCAACAATCGCATCGTCGACATACTTCTTGTTTGGAATATCGTCGTCATCTGTAACTAATGTTTCGTAGTTAGCTGTCTCAGTATGCAGGGTACCATTCGACTCTATTGTTAGAGTTGCAGCGCCTGCAGCAACAAATCTTAACGACTCTGTTGGGTGGTTGTAAAAGACCTGCCCTCTAGCGTTTCCTTGTGGATCAGCAAAGTACAAGTTGCCATTGGCGGTATTAGGCGTACAGATGGTTATGCCCGCTGCCCCACTACCTTCAACAATTAACTCATCTGCCGCTGCACTTGCTGTCGTTACTCCCGAATCGCCAGTCGAAATTGTAACAGCACCTGCGCTTCCTCGGAGGGTAGTATCGGGCAACGTTGCGGCAAAGATGCCCCTGCGCCCAGAGTCGATTGTGAATGCCAGTGCTGCGTTTGTATAAAAAAACATTGCGTTAGAGCCATGACTATAACGAACGCTTCCTACATCGTTGTCTTCTGG